GCTCTTCGGCGAAACGACCGTGTTCAAAGGCATGAATGCTTTGGACATGGGTCGTCAATTATATGCAAAATGGTGTAAATATCAACGACCTGTTGCAATTGGTATAGATGCGGTTAAGTATGACCAACATATGCATGTCCATGCATTGCGGTTAGCTAATAGTGTTTACGCCAATTGTTTTCCATGTAAGGCGCATAAAAACAAGTTCCTTCAGCTTGCTACCCAATTGTACAGTAATAAGTGCAAGGGTTACGCTATGGATGGTAAGTTGAAATACCAGGTAGATGGACAGACCATGAGTGGTGAGATGAGTACGAGTCTCACCGCTTGCCTTATCATGTGTCTTATGGTCCATGCATTCGCGAAGAGCCGAGGTGTGTGCATCTCGTTGGCAAATAACGGAGATGATTGTGTTATCATTATGGAGGATCGTGATCTCCATAAGTTCCAGGACGGCTTTGATCGTTGGTTCCATGATGTTGGCTTTGAGATGACGGTGGAGGACCCTGTTCGTGTTTTTGAACAGATCTCTTTTTGCCAGACTCAGCCGATATTTGTTGGACCAGAACATGATGACTATATTATGTGCCGTGATCCTTTTGTGGGGATCGCGAAGGACACTGTAATGATTGATCGATGGAAGACGCCTAAGTTTTTCCGAGCGTGGCTTAATGCCGTCGGTCAAGGTGGTCTAGCCCTAACGGGCGGGATACCAATCTTTCAGAGTTTTTACGAGATGTACATACGTAATGGGGAAATGGTAGAGTTTAAAGGTACACAACTTGATTGGATGCGCCGACAGAGTTTGAAGGTTTTGAAAAGGAAATCTCAAGGTATATTGTCGGATACGCGTGTCTCATTTTATAATGCTTTCGGCGTGTTGCCGGAAGAACAGATTGTTCTCGAGAGTTTTTATTCCGAGTTTAGTATCGCCTCGAATTTGGAAACCGATTTCACAAAATTTAGGTTCCAATCCCCTATGCCGTTAGGCGTTCTTGATCCCGGGCCTTGTCCCTGGGAATCGTATGTTGACCGTTATGGTACTTTGTCTCATGACCGTATGGTTGTCGGCATGGTCATTACCGAACGGAATAAGCGCTAATTGCGCTAACCTGAGTATGTTGTAAACTACTCCACGCTGCCGAGCGTGTAATAAATACGGCATGGAGTTTTTGGTTTTAAAAGGTCCAAAACGTTTTCTTTATTGATGTAAATATTTACGTGCTAACCAAAATGCCGAACGACTGCACGGCACCACCCTCTCCATAGGGAA